GATCGATAGAGTTAAACTAACACTAGACCCGCTTAAGTTTGCTAGAGAGTATACAGCAAGCTTTGAAGACTCTGGTAATAATGTATTTTACACCTTTGATAGAAAAGAGCATATTAACAAAGATCTCCCTTACTTTGATGATGGTGAAGATGTACACGTAGCAATTGACTTTAACGTTGGTATTATGGCTTCAGTGATCTTTGCTTTAAGAGGTAATCAAATTCACATACTAGACGAGATGCAAGGACACCCTGATACGGAGACTTTAGCTAACACTCTTTCTAGTAAGTATAAAGGCCACAGGATTATTTCTTACCCTGACCCTAGTGGTCGTGCTAGGAAGTCCTCTGCCGCTGTTGGTACTACAGACTTTAGTATTCTTCAGGGAGCAGGTATTGCTACAAGGGCGCATAATAAAGCACCCCCTATCATTGATAGTGTAGCAGCAGTAAATAAAAAGTTTAAAAATGCTGCGGGGAATATCGATATGTATATTCACCCTAAGTGTGTTAATACAATCAAATCAATTGAAAGAACCCAGTGGGTAGAGAGTAATCCAGATAGTGCTGTTATTGACAAGAAGGAAGGTGTAGAACACTGGACAGATGGTCTTCGCTATGCTGTTGAATATCTCTTCCCTATTCGTTCTGGAACTAAAACTACAACAAGGGGCTTTGGCTTCTAACCCCATTATTAAGGAATAATACAATGGCAAAACGTAAAGGCTTATTGGGACTGTCTCCCCGCCGCCGCAAAGCAAGCACTAAAATGTCTGCTAACAAATCAGCTCGTTCTGGTTATACTGCCCCTAAGAAACGTACTGGTGCTAACTCTGGGTCTAAGGCTGTTGCTAAGGCTACTGTCAAGAGCCGTACAAGTAAGAAACTGTCTAGCTTTAGTAAGTTGAAGCTTGCTGCTAAACAGAAAGTACTTAATGCTAAGGGCTCCGCTAAGTCTGTTAGTCGTAAGGCTTCAGCCTCTGTTAAGAAGAAAACATCTGCTACAGCTAGGCTCCGTTTGAAGAAGAATTTAAGCAAGACAGTTACTAACAAAACAGCTAACCTTTCTCGCCGTCTTGGTGGCATGAAGAATGCTGCTAAACTTGGTTTCGGTTCTGGTAAGACAGGAAACAACAAGAGTATCACTGTAAAGAGCGGTGCTAAAACTCGTGCTAATCTGACTAATAAGCGTAGCAAAGTAACTAAAGCTGGTACTGTTGCGGCTCTCTATGGTGGGCTGGCTGCTGGTAAATTTGCTAAAGGCGCTAAGCGAATAGGCAAGATGTCTGCTGCTCACCGTAAGGCTATCTCTGATGGTCTAAAGAGGCGTTTCGGATCTTAAATAAGCTATCAGGAGATAGAAATGCTAACAAAGTTCTCTCATGAACAAACACAACCCTTTTATCTCTCAGTAGCTAAGGGTGAGGTAAATAACCACAGCTCTATTAATAAGTTTGGAGCTACCCCAGCAATGTCACAAAACCAAACAGGGACTATTTGGGATGTCAATGACACTCTTTATCCTTGGTCAAGTTTTGCTACAGCCGCTCAAGTAACTATTCCTACAGTAAATGCTAGTGACTCTGGAAACACTATAACCCTACAGGGGTTAGACGCTAATTATGTATTACAAACAGAGACAATTACTCTAAGTAGTTCTTCTAGTGTCACTAGCACTAAGTCTTTTATAAGACTCTTTAGAGCTTACTATAATGGTCTAGCCACTAACGTGGGAGCTATTCTAGTACAAATTTCTGGTGTAACTGTTTTAAAGATTAACGCTGGTCAGGCTCAAACACTCATGTGTGTTTATACAGTTCCTGCCGGATATACTGGCTATTTGTTAGTCGGTACAGCTAGTTGTGAAGGTAACGCTGACGCCTCTGGGAGTATGTATGTAAGGTACTTTGGGCAAGACTCTTTTAGAATTGGTCATACCTTTGAAGTCTCTGGTGTTGGTGGTCCTTATGAACATACCTTTGCAATACCAGTAGTTATCCCGGAAAAGTCAGATATTGATGTTAGAGCAACAGTAAGAAGCAATAACGCACGAATAACTGCTGCGTTTGATATGCTTTTAGTAAAGAATTAATAATAATAACTTTTTGTTACCCATCTGAGGATCGGTAGAAAGGAACACAACTATGCCACGCTCAAAGATTACTTCTAAGTCTCAGGACTTAATCACAGACGATGGGAGTATTATTGCTTCTATTGTCCATGGTGAACAAACCCGTATTAGTTTAACAGCCGCTTGGCTTACTAACATGACAGGCTTTACAATTACTGCTAAGGTAGTTGAAGGGGATAACGAACAAGACTCTGGAGCTATCCCAACAACTGCCCGTGATACTCCTGTTATTTATAACCTAGCAATTATTGATAGCGATGTTACTGATAATCAATTCCAGATTGTTATTCCAGCAGACCTTATTTCTTCTTGGGATACCTTCCCTGCTCCTGATAAACCTATCTATGGCTTTATTGACGTAGAGATTGCGGATACAGGTGTTGGTAATTTACAACAAATTTGGAAACCCATGCGTGGACTCGTTGAAGTTCGTTACTCACCAACAGAGGCGGTATAATGGCTGACTATATCTTACAAACGTCTCCGGTAGAGCTTAATGTAAGTCTTTCCCGAACAGGTGCTCAAGGTACTAAAGGTGACTCTGTCACTAATGCTTATGTTGATGAAAATAATGACTTTCATATTGTAATTAGCAATGCAGCAGGTACAGAAGTCTCTGATATTAACCTTGGTGGTGATACTCTAGTTTCCACCTTGAATGGGTTAGTAGATAACGTTTCTGCCACCTATGATCTTTTTGATGATAGGTTTCTTGGTGCAAAACCTACCAACCCTTCGGTAGACAACGATGGAAACGCTTTAGTAGTTGGTGCTATTTTCTTTAACACCTCTACAGATCAACTTGGTGTTTGGAACGGTGCCTCTTGGGAATTTCCCGTACAAGAGGCAGAGGATTGGGCGCAAGCCTCTGAAAACTCTGCTATTGCCTCTGCCGCTAGTGCTACTTCTGCTGCAGCGTCTGCAACAACTGCCAGTCAGTTTTCTTCTAGTGGTTCTGGTTTTGCAGATGACGCAGAAAACTCTGCTATTGATGCAGCTGCTTCCGCTAGCGCCGCTAGTGTTAGTGCTCAGACTTCTGCTGCTCAGGCAGTTATCTCCACTCAACAAGCAGCTAACTCTTTAGCTTCTGCAAATAATGCTGCTAGTTCTGAGGGGATAGTTACGACTAACGCAACTAATGCCGCTACTAGTGAGGCTAATGCAGCCACTTCAGAAAGCAATGCTTTTAACTCAGCGTCTAATGCTGCTGCTTCCGCTGTTTTGGCTCAAGGTGAAGCTAATGACGCAGAGGCCAGCGCAGATGCTGCTGCCGTTAGCGAAACCAATGCAGCAAATAGCGCTGCGGCGGCGCTTTCTTCTCAAACAGCTGCTGCCGGAAGCTCTAGTACAGCATCTAACTATGCGACTAACTCTTTAAACTCTTCAACGGCTTCTGCAAACTCTGCCGCAGCCGCTTTAGTAAGCGAAAATAACGCAGCTACTTCTGAGACCAATGCCGCTACTTCTGAGACTAATGCAGCCACTAGTGAGACTAATGCAGGAGCCTCTGCAACACAATCGGCTTCTAGTGCTCAAAGCGCTTTACTTAGCTTAACAAGTGTACAAAATATCTTTGATAGTTTTGATGATCGTTACTTAGGGTCTAAACAAACAGATCCAACTACAGATAACGATGGCGATACCCTTGTAGCAGGTACACTGTATTGGAACTCTACAGCAGGTGAACTTCGGTTCTATAACGGTTCTAGCTGGGAGGCACCAGACGCTCAAGCAGCAACAAGTGCCGCTAATGCCTTAACTAGTGAAACCAATGCAGCCACCTCTGAAACCAATGCGGCTACTTCTGCTAGTGCTGCCTTAGCTTCGCAGAGTGCTGCTTCTGTGAGCGAAACTAACGCAAGTAACAGTGAGGCTAATGCTAGTACTTCTGCTGCCTCAGCGGCCTCCTCTGCAAGTGCTGCTAGCACTTCTGAAACAAATGCCGCTACCTCAGAGACTAACTCAGCCAACTCTGCTAATAGTGCCTCCACAAGTGAAACTAACGCAGCTACTTCTGCTAGTGCTGCTA